GTTATAACATAACAGTTACAAGTGTACGCGACACAATTCGCGAGTTATCAAGAGTGTTATTTTATGAGCGAAGAGATGGAAGTGGCCGAAAGCCCAGCTGTTGAAAATGATATTACCCTAGACGCTGAAGCGCATGATTTGCCAGAAGAATCGGCAGAGAATCAAGAGGGCGAACAAGGTGAGATTGAAAATGATGCAGCCTCAGATTCATCACCTGATATTGCGCCAGAGCAAGAAAAAAAGCTGGAGCATACCGCAAGCGTAAAGAAGGCCATCAACAGTAAGCATCGACAGATGAAGGAAGCCCAAGAGAAAGCCGAGGAGCTGCAAAAGCGAATCGACGAGCTTGAGGGTAAAAAATTGGCAGAGTCAACGGCTCTAGCTGATGTTCCGGCATTGCCTGACCAGTTTGATGATGACTTTGAAACAAAGCGGCAGCAGCGCGAAGCCATATTGATTGAGAATGCGAGACGAGCGGCGATTACAGAATACAATCAGAAGCAAGAATTGCAGGCTCAACAGGCGGCGCAAATAAAGCAGCAAAAGGAATGGGATGAAAAGCAAGCGGCATTCATGGCGGCAGGTGTTGAGGCTGGTATTAGTGAAGATTCTATTGTTGAGTCGGCGCAAACCATCAGCAACTTAGGCTTGCCTAAGGATGCTATTGCCATGCTTGTTGGTGAAGCTGATGGGGCGGTAATTATGGATTACCTGTCTAAAAACCCCGATCTAACTATCGAACTGGCAGGCATGAACCCTTATCAACAGGGCGCAGCTATTCAATCCAGAGTCCGCAATGCTGTTAAACCTAGTAAGAAGATGACTAAAGCACCAGCGCCGCCAAAAACGGCTAACGGTGCGGCAGGCCACCAATCAGGCAATCCCTTATTAAAAGGTGCCACCTTTGAATAACTCGGAGAATTAAATCATGGCTAACAATTTTGATAGCAACTTTACTAAAAAACTGGCTAAAGGCGTTTTAGGTTCTTTTGAATCTCAGCGTGTTTTATCCAAGAACGTAAACACCCAGAAGCTAGACGGTAAATTTGACCCTACCACTGGTTCAACTACTCGCTTTAAGCGTCCAACAGACTACAAAAGCAAGCGCAGTGCTAACGGTGACATTTCGGGCGGTACTCGCTCTGACATTATTCGCGGCGAAGCGGTTGGTGAGGTTCAAAAATACATTACTGTTGATGTTGATTTTGATGAGGCGGTGGAGTCTCTTGAAATGGGCAACGATGAGCAGGAATTTTACGATGCAATGGCGCTTCGTATCGTTACCGATCTTGAGTTAGATTTCGCTGACTTTATGATGAAGAATTCAGCACTTCAGGCTGGCACCGTTGGTACTGGTGTTGGTACTTGGGATGCGGTTGCCGAAGCTGGTGCTGTTCTACAGTCAACTGGTGTCCCTGCTGGCCCTTGGTGCTACGGCGTGAACTCTTACACCCAACGTAAGCTTGCAAGCGATCAGCGTTCACTAGGCGGCGAAACTGGCATGATGACTGCCAACGAGCGAGCCACTATCACTGATAACTTTGCTGGTATGCGTGTTATGACTGCCACCACTATGGGCAGCTATACCACAAGCGCAGGCGCTACCCGTGACGGCACCCTGGCATCTTCACCAGTTCAGACCTATGTTTCTGTTAAAGATTCATACACTCAGCAGCTGGCGGTTACAGGCTTTCAAGCCAACCTTGTGATTAAGGCTGGCGAGCGTATCAGCGTTGCAGGTCGTAATCGTTTAAATCTTTCCACACGCCGCCCAATCTTGGACGATCTAGGGAATCAGATTGTATTTACTGCGGTTGTTACTGAGGATGTCACGCTCGATGGTTCGGGTGCCGGCACTTTGATCATCTCAGGCCCGGCGGTATTTGAGGCTAACGGTGCTTATAACACTGTTGATAGTGCCCTAACTACTGGTGATGTCGTAACGCTGTTGGCTGCTGAGAGTTCAATCATTCAGCCTAATATGTTCTGGCATAAGGATGCTTTCTCTATCGGTTCTGTACCGATTAAAAAGCTTTTCAGCACTGATACCATTGGCACTACTAACGATGGATTGCAGATGCGCGTAAGTAAGTACGCGGACGGTGATGCTAACAAGCAGATTGTTCGTATTGACTTCCGCCCAGCTTATTGTGCTATGAATCAGTTTTGGGCTGGTCACGGTCACGGCTAATCAAGCATAGTTAAATCATCGGGGGCTACGGCCCCCTTTGTTCGTTAAGGGGTGCTAAAATGATTACATGGATACGACCTTGCGGGTCAACAGTTACAACTAACGAAACGCCAGCCACCATTACTTATGCTGAGTTGCATAAGTGGGAGCGTGAAGGGCAAAAGATTGTTAAAGTTATTGAGGTGGATATGGATAGCGGCCAAGCTATCGACTCGATAACAACTAAAGAGGCGTTAAAGTCTCATTTAAACGATGTTCACGGCGTAAAGATAGATTTGCGCGGAAGTATGGAGCACGTTAAAAGCAAAGCTAAAAAGGCGGTTAAAGAATGTCTACAGCAGCGCAAGTAATAAAAACAGCTTTACAGTTGATACTGGTGCAAGGTTCAGAGGCGGCGCTAGAGGCTGATGAGTTCGCATCTGGTGTCGAGTATCTGAATGATATGATGGCTGAATGGGAAAGTAATGGCATAGACTTAGGTTATACGCCAGTTGTAACGCTAGGTGATGAGGTAACTATTCCAGCTTATGCTAATCAAGCTGTTAAGCAAAACTTAGCGGTTAGGCTTGGCCCAGAGTTCGGCGGCTTGGTTTCACCGTTGCTTGATAGAAATGCCACAGAATCTTATCGTTATATGCTTAACGCGGCTTATGAGATTCAAAGCACAACTTATCAAACAACTTTGCCAATGGGTTCGGGTAATACCGCCACAGGGTTTAGCGTAGACCCATTTTATCCTGCTGGAGTCACTAAACCAGATGCCTAAAACTCAAATCCCAATAGCTAACGGCTTTTATCAGTCCGCATCTTTGCCAATATCGGCGCAACGGTGTATTAACTGGTATCCAAATATTCCACAGGGCGACACTGTTACCAATGCCAACCTGTTTGGAACTGCGGGCATTGAGCAGTTAGTTGGTGGTTCACCAATTAAAACAACGCGCGGTGCCATTGTAAGCGCTTCGATTCCATATTTTGTTATTGGTGATGAACTTATAAAGCTGGTTAGCTCAATAGATTCAGGGGGTGTTGAGACTTTCACTACTGTTAGCCTTGGCAATATTTCGGGCAGCGGTCGTGTGTCAATGGCTGACAATGGTAATCAGGTATGCATAGTCGTGCCCAGTGGCCTTTCTTACATCTGGGACGAGTCAGACGGCGCACTTTACACCATTACAGACCCAGCATTTGACGGCCCTGCTGACTCTGTTGTTTATATTGACGGCTTCTTTGTGTTTACCACTTCAACGGGTAAGAAGTTTATCAATTCTCCCTTAAATGACGGTAGAGGTGCGGGAAATGGTACTGGCGTTGCTTATGATGCCTTAGATTTCTCGGTGGCAGAGGGCGACCCAGACCAGATCAGGGCGGGCCACAGTTTTGGTGGTCGGTTGTTTATACTTGGCTCAGAGACAACACAGGTTTTTGTAAATATTGGCCGCACACCCGCACCATTTCAGACGTACAATAAAACGCTTTATACCACTGGCATCTCTGCGCCTAATTCTATAATTGATTTCGGTGATACATTCGCGTTTGTGGGCGCTGGTGTTAATGAGTCGCCTTCGATTTATGCCTTTACTGGCAATGGATTTAAAAAGATCAGCACCACAGCCATTGATAACGTATTAAACGAACTGACAGCAGCGGAATTGTCGAGCGTTTATAGTTGGTCTTATGGTAAAGATGGCGCTTTTTTTATTGGCTTTCAGTTGCCTAACACCTGCTTTGTTTATGAGTCTATAACTGGGCTATGGCACGAGCGTCTAAGCTACAGCAATAAAAAGGACATCCCCTATCGTGTTGCAGCAATTATTACCGCCTATGGTCGCACTATTGTCGGTGATAACCTTGATGGCAGGATTGGAGCAATCCAGAATGATTTATATACCGAGTACGATACGATTATCAGAAGGATTGTTACCACAAAGCCATTTGATAATTTAGGGAATAGGGTTTTCCTGTCGTCTATTGAAGCGGTAATGGAGACAGGCGTGGGCGTTTCTGGTGGTGTCCCTGTTGCTTTTGGGAGTGGTTCATCTGTTGATGTTGGTCAAGACCCTATGATGATGATGGAATATTCAGATGATGGCTCTAGGTCGTTTGGCAATGGCCGCTTTAGAAGTTTGGGCAAAGCGGGCGAGTATAATCGCCGTGTTATTTGGCGTAGGGTTAATAGTTTCCCAAGATCGAGAGTTTTACGGTTCGTATTTTCTGAGCCTGTAAAGCCGGTATTTATTAAATTAGAGGTCGATATAGTTGGCTGATTTTGTAGCGGTTGCACCTGATTTCAGATACCCAATAGTAGATGGTTCAGGCAGGGCAACAGAGGACTTCCAGCGATTTGCGGCGGTTACTGTCGAGCTGTTAAACGCATTAAATCCCACCATTGGAACAGGTACGCCAGAGGGTGTATTATCTGAGGGGCCACAATCAATTTATATTGATGATTCTGCACCAGTTGGCGAGGGTATTTATATCAAAGAATCAGGAACAGGGAAAACGGGATGGGTGAAGCGCTCATAATTGACGATTTTCTCAGCGGCTTTGAGTCGTTTAGGGATAGTTTGGATAGTCATATTTTTAGTGGCGTTAAATCGCCTGTTGATGACATTTTTTACTCAGGCGTATCTGCTGATGTGCCTAAGTCTGTATCTGATAATATAAAATCTAGGCTTGACTTATACTTTGGTGATGTTGAAGTTAAATTTCAGTTTATGCGGATAAGTCAGGAGGGGGTTTTTGCGCCACACGAGGCCCACAATGATGCAAGCATGGCTGATTATAGCATGATGCTTTATCTAAACAGGCTAGAGGATTGTCAGGGAGGAACTTCATTTGTTAGTCATGCCGACGAGGATATGAAATTTGGCCCAGTAGATGAAAGGCAGTTTGCTATCTGGAAAAACGACCACAAAGATAAAAGCAAATGGATTGTTGATGATATGGCCGATATGAAACCCAACAGGGCTGTTATATTTAAGTCTGACAGAATGCACAGGTCAGAGCCTATAGGCGGCTTCGGTAAAACAACAAAGGACGCCAGACTTGTTCTGGTGACATTTTTCAATGCAAATTCGTAAAGGCACAAGCGCTGACATTTCGCGCTGTGTAGAAATGGCGGCAGAGTTTCACGAAATAGCCTATGGGCTTTTGGGTATTGAGTTTTGCCCAATATCAACAGCGGCATCATTTGAGCTATGTATTGAGCATGGCTTGCTAAGTGTTGCCCAGATTGATGGGTTAGTTGTTGGAATGGTTGCAGGCGTTAAAGCTCCATTAATGATGAACCATAATCATTTGGTTGGTGCTGAATTGGCGTGGTGGGTAGAGCCTGATTATCGCAAGACTTCGGCGGGTTTAAAGCTGCTTAAATTTGCTGAAAATCTAGCTATTGAGGCGGGTGTTAAGATGTGGTCTATGATGTTATTGGAGTCTAGCGAGCCTGAAAAGGTGGCTAAGATTTATGATAAAATGGGCTATAAACCAGCGGAACGAACTTATTTAAAGGTGTTTTAGTTATGGCGGCGGTAACAGCGGCGGTGGTCGGTACAGCGGTTGGTGTAGGTTCGGCGGTATCAGCAAGAAAACAAGCCAAAAAACAAGAGAGCGCAGCCAAGAAAGCGGCGGCGGGGCAGGAGGCTTCAGCTATTGAGTCGGCGCAATTCTTACAACAGCAAGGTATCGAGGGTGAGCGGCTTGTGCGCGAGGCGGCTATTGAAGCAGCGGAAACTGCAAGCGGCATACCACAGCAAGCTATACAGCCATTACAGCGGACGGCTAACCTTGGGCGCTCTGCTTTCAGTAAATCATCTGCTGACATCCTAGGCGGCCAACCTAACAGCCAAGCGGCGTTATCTCGCATTATCGGCGATACTGCAATGCAAGGCTCTATGGGCGTCCCTACTGATCAAGGCGTTAGCGACCCAGTTAAAGAAGAATTATTAAGACAGGCAGGCTTAACAGGTGAGCTTGCGGGTCGTCAATTTAGCGGCGGCTTGGCTGATATGGGTAGGATGGGCGTTTTGGCGGCTGGTGATATTGCAGGCATCGAATCAAGAGGTGCGGCAAGGATGGGCGACCTAGCAACACAGCAAGCATCTGGGCGGGCTTCTTCTTTGGTTGGTGCCGCGGCTCCAGCGGCAAATATGATACAAGGTGCGGGTGAAGCTAGACTGCTATCAGACTTTGCAGGCAATCGACTTAAAACACAAAATGCCGAGCAGTTAGCGCGGCTTGCTGGTAAATACTTGGGGTAATTTATGTCAGTTAATTACGGGACGGTTGGATCCGGCTATGGCTACAACGGGGGCGTCTCAACTTATATAAACCCGCTAGGCTCAATACATGGTAGCCACACACCAACAAGAAATAAATCGAGTGGCCCGCGCTTTCAAGGCGCGGGAACTATTGATGGAATTAATTATGGGTCGCTTCCCAATCAGAAGGCATCCGCTAAAAGCATTGACGACATCATAAAGCAATCTAAGCCTGTGGCAGAAGATATTTTGCGA